TAAGAGGATAAGTGTGCATAATTTTACGCATTGTCTTTTTAGGGAACCAAACCCATTGATAGTATTCTTCATCATAATTATCATAAACTACAATAGTAGTGATACAATCGTGATATTCTCCGCCTTGTTGCCATTCCATATCCCAATACCATTTACGCATATTGTATTCTGGCATATCATTTAGATTATCCACACAATAGCGGAAATGATATGGAACATCTGCTTCAAAGGTTTGAGAGAATAGTTTTCGTGCATTCTTAATATCATAAGAATTATCCACATATACTTTCTTTAGTGGTTGTCCATCAAGATTAACCCAATCTCCCTTCTCATATTCAAAGGGCCGAATTAAAGTCTTAGAAGGTCTATACGATGGTATTTCTTTAGCATCGTCAAGAACATAGAAATAAGGTCTGAATTCCTCAACCTTGCTTTTCTTTTTTCCGTTTTCTCTCCAACTTAAATAAATATTTTTATTGTCATTTGTATTGCATATTATCATTACTATTCCCCATTTACATATGGTGCTTTAATTAGCATTCTATCATCAGACACAATCAACAATGGAAACTCATCTTTCATATAGAAATTAAGTAATTGGTCTGATTTGAAAAAGGCATACAATGGGCCACTGAAATCTATGGTTGCATCTTCTCCAATAGCAAACATAGGTTCAAGTGGCTCACTGTATTTGTTTTGAACATTTAGCCTTGTGGAAAAAGAAGGCACTCCTTCTTTGTAGTCTAATTTATAGATTCCACTTTTGACTAATTCACAAGTTTTCAAAGTCTTTTTGAAAGTGCTTTGCATCAAAGTAAATGCACCTTCAAACTTAGAAGTTTTCCCGAAGTTAAACATTGTTCGAGGCACAGGTTCATATCTAACATGAGTCAGCATATTTTGAACCTTGCTAAGTGCATTTTCTTGAGGATGATTTACTACAAGTGGCACAGACGCTTTCTTTGTACCGCATTGAATTGTAACATAATCACCCACATTTATTTGTAACTCCCCATCAAACTCAGTTAGATAAGGAACAACAATGGCAGAGTCTAATACAAAAGTACCTTCATTCTCTGATTCGACATCTAATCTAACATTAGCAATAAATGTCGCATCACCATTGAACATAGACAATGTTCCGTCTTTCAATACACAATAAGCATATTGACTTAGACTTGAATTGACTAATCCATTAGTAACCAAGTGTTTTCCTTTGACACGCAAACTAACTAAAGCCTCTTTGAATTCTTTACTATCAATAGTAAATCTCAAATTAACCCCTCTCGCATTTCAGAAATACCATCCCACTTAACTTCGCCTTTAGCAATAGTTAGTGTTTCCCAAGTCTTTCCAACTAAAGAAGTATTTGATTTACTACTTTGCAATTCTGCTTTATAGACAACATCTCCCTTCTTTAGTGTGCGCTTTGTGTTAATTACTTGATGCAGATAATCTCCCCAATTGTGCCAATTTGGTTTAGAACCAATTACTTCTCCTGTTGCGCCATAATCGGCCTTAGCATGAGTAATGTAAATTTGGTCGCAGTTTAGATTCTTACACATCATTAGAAGAGAATAGAATGGTGCATTACGCTTTCCCCATTCAAACTTCATCTTCTGTGGCTTTCCAATCTTAGAAGAACCTGTTACATGAAGTGTGCAACAATCAAGCCACTTATCAATTCCATCGAATACAAAGAGAACATCTTCGCCTTCTTCAATCTTAGACTTTACATACAAAACAAAATCTTCTGAATTTGCTTCAGACTTTTGTATGTCTAATTCACCGTTTTGATTTCTGACTTCAGGATTCCATAGTGTAATTCTATCTGTCATATCGTGGTTTTGTCGCCATGTTGGTTCGCAACCATCATCCCAATCTAAAACATAGATTTGTTTATCGGGGAAATCAAGAGCGATACCGCTTTTGACGGTCTTTGGTTCTCCCCAAATACCGCAAATTAGACGGTTGTTTCTCGCTAATCTCTCTCCGGTTTGTTTCTTTAGTTTATCGTGAAATAACAAAACTCTTTGATTGTTTGTTACCTCATTCGCTGCTGCTTTCGTACTGTTATTGCTGTTTGTCAATCCCATTGGTTCTCACCTACCAATTCTTTTTCGTCAAGTGAAATTGTTTTGCCGTGTATTTCACACCATAATTCCACTATTTCTTTTAGTTTGTCTATATCGTTACATATGTATCTGACTTCTTTTGAGCCGATATGTAATTTAATCCAATATGAACCAAAATCCTTTTCATTCTCTTTGAATGTGATAAAGTCCACATTAAACAAATCAACAATGTAACTGTTTTCTTTTATTAAAAATCTATTTTGCTTAATATCCATGTATTTCACCGTTAATATCTATTCCTGTAACATCTTGAACAATTTTCATTTGTGTGTTTCTTCTGTATGCTTTCATAAAAGCCAAATACTGTGAAACAGTCATTGTTTGAATAATCATTCCAGCATCCGAATATATTTTTACTTCATAAATTACTGAAGTATGCGGGCCTTTCGGCCCCGCCTGTAATTCTTTCCAAGAAATGTGCGCTATTCTATTAAAATAAATGAACGCTCTATCTGTTTGTATTGCATTTTCGTATAATTCCATTATAATCACCTAAAGTGTGGGCTTTGCACCCACTTGAATGTCAATTCCCCCGCAAGTCACATTTACCTTGCCCGAAACCCAAATCTTCTTTATGCCGTGACGAAGATTAGATTAGAGTATCATTTCAGAACCAATCGAAGTTTTCCTCCACAGGTTGATTAGATTCAACCGGAGAACCATGTCTAATTACACAATGAACACCGGAGGCATTGATTGTAACAGGTTCCACTTCACCATCGACTGTTCTTTGACTTGTTCTGCCTACAACATATACTGTTGAACCAATACCGAAATCTAAGGATAGATGTTCGGGAATCCAACAAGTTACAACGCCAGAATCACTTTCATAATTCATTTCAGCGTTAATGTCTGTAATGTTGATAATTCTATTACCGTTCTTAGTTGGAGTCATATTCATGTTACAAACTGTTCCATCAGTAATGATGTATCTTTCCTTAGAAGGAAGTGCTTGTCGCTGAATATGCGCTCTATCCAAATCAAGGATATTTACCAAGTTAGATTCAAAGTTTTCCTTCAAGCAATTCTCAAAGGAAAAGTTACCCATATCACGGTATAGATTGCTTTCGGGGTCAATGTCTGCATTGAGTGACAAACTACCCGAAGTCAAATCCTTAGCACCATAAATGTCTGTTCCATTAGAACCTTCAACACATAGGAAATGAACCCACTCAAAGGTATTAGGCGCAAAGTCCACGCCACCTTGATTCTTGTATGAGAAATAATACATTCTCATATCTCCATTATCTAATGAACCATAGAATACTCCACTTCTTCGCATTTGTTCAGCAGGGAGTGGTTTTCCATAATTAGCATTGGTTCCGCCATTCATGTATGTAGCGGTATTATCCAATGGAATATAGACACGGCCATCTTCTAATTCTTCTGCACCGTTAGGTAATTCAGAAAGAGTTGCTTCTCTATATTCACCATTATGATAACGGGAAACTACCCACTTGTCAAGAGCATTCTTTGTTGCTACTGCAACAATACCATTTTCAAGTGCATTGTTTTCATCACGCAGGTATTCTTCTTTTGCTTTCATTCTGTTCCAAGCCATCATATCTCTTGGTGCGTCAAGGGAAACAAAGAATCCAAATGCTGCTTTGTAAAATGAATCATTATCATTTTTACTTTCATTACCATTCTTTTTCATTCTGCGGCTATTCGCCACATAGTTTCTCCATACACCCATAGATGCAGGGTTGGTTGTTTCAAGCCCGTTTGCTGAACATAGTTCCTCAAACTTGGCTATTGCCTCATCAACGCCCATATCAATATATGGTGCGCTCTTTTCGATTTCTGCTTTCATACTTTCATTCATATTTTTCGCCTCGTTTTTTTTCGTTTTGTTTTTTTATTATCACAACAATTGACCTACCATCCAAGATAGTAATACCTTTGGTGTCATTGTAGTGGAACGCCATTCTGTTTCTCCTATTGTTCTTAGAAATTTGAATTTGCTAATGCTATCAATTTCAGATGCGATAACTGCATCATGTAGCCCAAGACAGATTTCTCTAACGGTTCTGCCTTGATACAATAATTCATGTAATTCACCCAATATATTTTTATTTTTATTCTGTATTTTAATTAGTATTTTTTCGTATTCTTTTAGTGAATTTTTTAGTTGTACTGCGAGTCCTTTATCGCTTGACTTAGCGGCTTGTAATTCCGTTACGGCTCGCCTCATGTCACCGTTCATAGCATATATAAAGGAGGACAATTCATTTTCATCAAATCGAGTTATTCTCTCATGTTCGAGTATTTGGCTCAATACGCTGAACATGGCTTCATTCGATAATGGTTTGAAATGGTAGTTTGCACATCTGCTTTGAAGCGCAAAGATGATTTTGTTTCTATCATTACAAGTAATAATAAATCTAATATTGCTGGAATATCTTTCCATAATTCTCTTCAATGCGTTTTGTGCATCGTTTGTCATTCCCTCCATTTCATCTAACAAACACATTCTAAATGGTGCATCACCAATTGTGCCGCTTTGTGCTATGTTCTTGATAGTGGTTCTAACTGTTTCTAATCTTCTATCATCAGAAGCATTTACTTCAAAGAAGTTATCTTCATAATCATCCCCTAACATAGTCTTAGCAAAAGCAATAGCGGCTGAAGTTTTACCATTACCAGAATTACCGTGAATCAAAAGGTTAGGCATATTATTTTCTTCTAACCAAGATTCAGCATCCATTACAAAATGTTCTTGTCCGATTATATCACTTAGTTTGTTTGGTCTGTATTTTTCTGTCCATAGCATTTTTATTCACCTTGTATATTCTTAACTTTCTGCCTCTTGGCAAATCTTCATTTTTAATTTCTATGAAATTGACGGGGTTCTTTAACAAAGCAACCACTTGTCTATATGTTGGTATCAATCTTCTTGATGTGTTTTTACGAGTTTTAGAATTATAAAAAGCATCGAGTACCTCCTTCGATGTCATTTCTTTATCTCCTAAGACCTCTTTAATTTGCACAATGTATTGGTCGGTTCTTGTACCCAAACTCAACCCACCATTACGCCATTATCGTTTTCTCTATCAATAGAATCAGATATTTGTTGTTGCTCATACAGTCTTTGTTTTCTGCGAACAGAAATATCCTTTTCCATCATTTTAGTCTTAATCCAATAAAGTTCGTTATCTAATTCCATTTCTATTTTAATGACATTTTTCATAAAAATAGCAATTTGTTTTTTGCCTTTTCCTAAGACAAAAGCCTCATGTAAAAACATTAATGATGGAATCATTAATTGTCCTGTTTCTTCTCTTTCTTCACCATCAACAAGATATGTGATGGTTGCTTCTCCTATGTAGTATTCTTTATTATTCATAAATAATCCCCTATTCTTTTTTGTTCTATTCTAATTGGGTCGGTTTTCTTTTTACGACCTTTCTTTTTCTTTTCGCCAATTTGAAGCAGTCGGCATTCTGCATTGTTTAGTTTCTTTTTGAAATGTTCTGCTATGGTATTATCCATACAAAGTTGCCGCAACACGCTTGGATTCTTGACACCTAATCTTCTTGATAGACTTGGTATCTTTGAATATGTTCCTCTTTTCGGCATTGATATTCTATCATAAGAATTACCTGCGTGAATATACGCTAACATTTCATAGAAGTATCTTTGACTCCATC